GAATAAAACAAGATCATGTGCACCAGATGTTGTAATTCCTGCTGCAGCTGCCCCTGTACCAAATACAGTTTCTCCAGATCCTTTTGGTACAATAGCAATATCAATATTTGTATCCCCACCTGTTGCAGATAAAGTTGGATCATTTCCTGTAGCAGCGTTTGCTATCGTAAATTCATTAACTGCAGAACTAGTTGCTGTAAGTTTAGTTAACTCGTTTCCATTTGTATCATTAATTGCAGTTCCTATTTTTGGAGAGGTTAAAGTTTTGTTTGTTAAAGTGTCAGTAGATGAAGCACTTATAAATCCACAATCATCAATATCTGGATTTGTTCCATCATTAGCAGTAGCATAAACTAATTTTACTGCGCCTGGAGCAACAGTTACACTATCTCCTGATCCTGTAACATATTTGAATACTACGTTTTGTGATCCACTTGTTGAATTTTTTAAAATATAAGCTTGTTGAACATCAATTGGAATAGTAACATTTCTCGATGATGTTAGAGAACCAGTAAACTCAATAATTCTGTGCGCAAGAGTTGCACCAGTCCCACCATCAGTTACAGATAAATCTGTATCTCCAGAATCAGAAACAGCTTGTGTTGTGAAACCACCAGTAATTTGTTCAACTAGTTGTAAATTTGTATTTGTCTTTGTTCCCCATGTACCGGCATTTTCTCCGGTTGCTTGAAGTTCTACACCTAAAGGTGAAAATGTTGATGCCATATTTTTTTTCTCCTATGCTACGTTACTATATGTTGTATTAGATCCTGTGTCAATAGCTTGATATGCTTGAATTCCAAATCCTGTAGAAACACCAAATCCTGCTACAGAAACAGTTGAAGATACCCCTGTTAATCCCATTACATCCGCAGGTGTTAATGCACCTGTGGATGTTGTACTAGCCACACCATTAAAACTTACCGTCATTTGATCTAAAGATATTGATCCTACAGATGACGTTGCTTCAACACCTGTCGTTGGTACAAATTCTACAATACCTGCTATTAGATCACCAATCGTTGAGGTTGCTTGTTGACCTGTTGGAACAACTATAGAAGTTAAATCAAATGTTACAGAACCAACTGATCCAGTTGCTTCTTGACCAGATAATCCAACTAACATTTGATCTAAAGATATAGATCCTACAGATGATGTTGCTTCAACACCAACAACTTGTTCTGGAATATCAAACTGAGGAGGAACTGCTGAAGTTATTTGTACGCCTGTTAATCCCATTACATCCGCAGGATTAACGGTAAACATACCCCAACCATTTTCACCATAAGATGCATTACTCCAACCATTAGCACCTGAGTTTGATGTAATTTCTACACCATCTAATACTTGAACCACACCATTGAAACCCCAAGCTTCAAATCCCCAAGTATCACCGCCCCAACCTGATTCTGGAAATGCAGTAAGTTCTCCAACAGAGGAAGTTATTTCTTGACCAGTAGGAACTATAATAGAACCATTGAAACCCCAAGATTCAAAATTCCAAGTATCACCGCCCCAACCTGATTCTGGAAATGCAACAGCATCTCCTAAAGAAGATGTTATTGAAAATCCATCTACAGCTATAACAGGACTATTACTTTCTCCCCAAGGCTCTTGGCCCCATTCAGCTCTACCCCAACCTTGTTCGGCTGATGCAATTAATTCACCTAAAGATGAAGTTATAGATTGACCTGTTAAAGCTACTACTTCGTCGTTAACTTGGCCCCAAGAACCACCAAGATTCCATGTGTCACCGCCCCAACCACTTGTTATAGCTTCAGTTGTTCCCCAACGACCGGTGCTCCAGGTTGTGCCTGATTGGTTCCAAGTATTGGCCATAAGGATGACCTCCTTATGCTAGTCTAATGATAGCGTTCGATGCGTCTGCTGCAGGGAATTGAATTGTAAAAGTTCCACTAGATACGGTTTTATCTCCACCAAATGCAATGATAGCACATGCAGGATTACCTGATGCAGAACTATTATATATCATGGCACCATTTGCTGTAAAAGATGCACTTGTAAAACTAACATCGTTAAAATCACAAACAGCTGTTGTGCTTGATGCAACGGGATCAATATTTGTAAGTGTTTCTCCTCCAGAACTATATGCAGATCCAGATGTGTTTGTTATTTCGTTAGTTGTTGCGAAAGCTGTTGTTGCAGCTCCTAATGATGCAGAGCTAGTAAATAATGCGATTTTAAATGTATTACCGCCTGACGCTGAAAAATTGTGAACCCCTTTTAAAAGTTCAACTTTAAAACTTGTGCATACTGCAGATGTTATAGCCATAATTTAATCTCCTACGGGTTTGCTGAGGTAACTGGTATTCTAACTGCTCCGTCTGTGTAGTCGTCTCTTCGTCTTCTACCAACTTGCTCGTTAGCAAACTTCTGTACCTCTTGTTTATATTTATTTTCATATAATGTCAACATATCTATTGGGCCTTTTAAAAATCCATAAGCTTCTGATAGACAGCAGTATAACAGTCCATTTGGAAAATTAAGACTAATATAGTTAGTATCATTATTTTCTAATAATGCTGGTGCAGCGTTAAAATGAACCCTAAATTTATAAGTTGTGTCAGGGACAGGGGCAAACATCATTCTGCCAGATGTAGTATCAGATTCTCCTGTAGCACCACCAAACATAGCATAATATTTAGGTTGACCTCTTTTTGTTGATTCTGTTGATGAAACATATTGTTGTAGATAAGTTACATCTTTTTTCTCTAACCAAACGTTAGGCCCCGTAATTTCTGAAGTAGAATCGTAAACTTGTATACCTCTGACAAACACACATCCTGCAGGAGCATTAATTGTTTCTTGCCCCGTAACTAAATTACCGCTTTGTTGTTTTCTGTCAGCGTCAATGGGCACATCTCTAAATATTCTGTATTGCGCATTTAAAATTATATTTTCTAAAACAGCATCTGTTAAAACATTTGAATCTGTTTCAGTATAACTTCTTATTTGTGTTTTTAATCCTGATGCACTTAATCCAGCCATTATTTAGATTCTCCTTCACACTTACATTCTTTAATTTTAAATAATTTAATAATAAAATTTTTTAATTTTTTTATCATGGTGTTATCGTAACTGGTCCTGCAGACACAGTTGGTCCTCCTGAATCTTCTGTTATACTAGGAGTTGCACCTAGTGTAAATGTATATTTATCTGTTGTTGTAACCGTTATACTAAATCCTGAAGAATTTTCATAAGTTGTAAAAGCCACTCCTCCAGGGCTGCCTTGCACATTTCTAAATCTTACAGTATTACCAGTAGATCTCCCATGATTAGGTTCGGTCACAGTAATTGTTTGTGATGATGCAGTTATAGAAAAAGGATTATTTCCTAACATAGCAGCAACAGCTGGTTCTGTTCGATCTGGTCTAACATTACGTAGTGATATTGCATCACCATTCATAGGTTTTGGTTCTAATTGTGGTTGCTTTGGTTCAAACTCAGATACATGAACAAACGATCCGTTCCATTCTCTAACCATTTCATTAAATGGAAACTCCATACCAGATCTATCTGATATTGCTTTTGCGTATTTACCTGTTGCGTATTTTGCCATTATGTTCCTGGGTAATAAGCTTTAGGTGTAATGTATGTACTAGACGCTGAACCATCCTCTGCTAGTGCTCTAGCAAATTCATCTTCGTAATACAATTTCATAGCTTGTGTCATTTGTGGTTGATATTTTTGTGAAAGATAAAATGCTAAACCAGCAACCATACAAGGTACAAATCTAAAAGGTACATCAGTTGCATTAGTGTAATCACCTATATCTTGAATTCTTTTTATATAATAAAAATGCATATCTTTAGATGCATTTGTAGAGTCTGGTGTTGGATAAATATGTATTCTGACTTTATCTATAAATCTTTCTACCCAATATTGATTCGGTGTGCCTTTAGATAATTTGTTAGAAAAACCTGCATAAGTAGATCTATCTACCTTTGTCATTGGACTATCTGATTGTGTGGTCTGTGTTCTATTAGATCTTAATTGTGCCTCAAGGACATCTGACATTCCAAATACACTTGCTGGTGTAGATACAGCACTTGTACCATCAGCACTGGATCTAAAAAAATCATAGTCTGATTGACCCTCAATTAAATCCATATTAAGTTCGTCTATCTCCCAATAATGAATACCTCTATTTCCCCATTCTTGAAATAAAATATTAAGAGATCTTCTTGCAGATTTAAGTTGGTATCCTGCTACAGAATTTAATCCTATACGTTCAAAAGCATCTTCTATTATTTCCTCAATAGAAAAAGTTTTATCAAACGTTGCTGTCCCCGAAGTGGTATTAGCCATTTACTACGCTCCTGTGATTGTCATGGTAACACTTCCGTCTGTTCCAGATGTTTGTGATAAAGTTGCACAAACTCCGTTTTCAAACAAAATACCAGAACCAGGAATCATAATATCTAAACCTTCTGTTTCAAATTTATAAGTCGCTTTTAAATTATCTGAATCTGCAGCGCCTGTTGTTGCTGAATCATGTAATAATAAAACTGAACCAGCTTCACCTCTTCCTTGAATAGATGTAACTCTTGTTCTAGCTGCTCTCAAAACAGATATAGCTCCAGTAGTTTTATTTAGTGTTGTTTGATCTGAATCCATATTTTCTCCTTAAAATTAAAATGTGGGGCCGAAGCCCCACACTAATTATTTATTACGATGCAAATGCAAATGCACCTGTAGTAGCGTCAGCTGCACCACCCATTTTTGAAGCAATGTGGTATGTGCCATCTTCATAACAAATAAAAGCAATCATACTTCCAGTTGTAAAAAGATTTGTTGCTGCGTCAGCTGGTGTGAAAGTTAATAAAGTTTCACTAGCTGCTGAAGTATCAAAAGTTACTTCTGATGAACCTCTTGATTCAATTACAGATCCTGTTGCAAAAACATCTGTTCCTGCACAATCAAAACTTAAAGTTGCAGTTCCACCAGTTGTATCTTTTGCTTGAGCGTAAACCACAATAGTCCCTGCTGTTGCTGCAGGTAATGTGCAAGCAGCAGCTGCTGCCCCTGTGTAGTTTACAACAGAAATTGTATCTGCTGCAAGAGTTAGTGTAGATGCTGTTGCTACATCTGAGATTGATAAACCAGTTAAGTCAGGCATACCTGAACTCATTCTAGTAGTATCC